ATCTTCCGGGTCTGGCCCGGATCGGTGGACGAGGACACCCTGCCGGTCCTGGGCGTGTTGACCCCGCAGGATCGCTGCGAGCAGGACAGCATGTCCTCGACCATGCGGCGCACCATGCTGCAGGTCGCGCTGCGTCGCGCCGGTCACGACGAGGTCGAGGATGATCTCGACCAGGACAGCGAGATCATCGAAGCCGTGGTCACGGCGGCGCTGCGCGGGCAGGGGCTTTCCTGCTTCCTCGAGGAAACCTCGGTGGTAGCCAACACCCAAGGTGCGCGCAACATCGGCACGCTGGTCATGACATTCCGCATCACGCTCTGGCGGGCGCCCGCCACTCTGCCCGACACCCCGTGATGGGGTGGGGCGCTCATCATCACATGGAGGGCTGAAGAATGCCTGCTACCAATGCCCAGATCGGCCTTGGCGCCAAGTTCGGGATCAAGGCGTCGTCGGGTTCGACCTATAACGCCGTGGCCGAGGTCACCCGCATCACACCGCCCGGTTGGACGCGCAACACCGTCGATGCCACGCATCTGGAAAGCCCTGACGCCTGGGCCGAGTTCATCGCCGGGCTGAAGACCGGCTCGGATTGCACCTTCGACGTGAACTGGGTTCCGACAGTCAGCGATCCGCTGTTGGCGGCCTTCGAGGCTGGAGCCGGGAACTTCGAACTGATCTTCCCGAGCGGGACCGTGGCCTTGCAGTTTGCGGGTATCGTGACCGCTTTCGCTGTGGGCGAGATCTCGCCCGAGGGAAAGCTGACCGCCTCGGTGACGATCAAGCCCTCGGGCAAGCCGTCGCTCGTCCCCTATCCGGTCACCTAAGGGCTGCGCATGAACATTCAGGGAAAGATCAGCCTGGTCCATGAGGGCCAGAGTTATGCCATGGTTATCGACATGGCCGCGCTCTGCACCTTCGAGGAGGTGACGGGCAAGAATGGCTTTGCCATGCTGAAGCTGCTGGAACGGGGCGGCATCCAGTCCGGCCTGGTCTCGGCCCGCGATCTGCGTGCCCTGGTCTATGGCGGGCTGAAGACTCAGACCCCGGAGATGACCCTCGAATTGGCCGCCCAGATCCTCGACAACAATGCCGGCGCGTTCATTGCCGCGATGCAGGCGGCGCAGCCGCAGCCGGGTGATTTGCCTTCCGAGGAAAAATCCCCGGGAAAGCCGCGCCGCCCGCGGAAGAAGCGGGCGAGCTGACCCTCGCGGGGCTTTATCGCAATCATGTCGCGGCTGGCTTTCCCGGCCGCGATTTCTGGTCCCTGACCTTGCGGCTCTACGCGCTGCAGATGCAGGCGCATCGCGACCGGCTGCGGCTCGCGGCAGAGATGCGCAATCGCAGCGCCTGGAACACGGCCGCGCTGACCGGGGCCGCCTTTGCCGGCAAGCTGCGGGGATATGACAGCTATTTCAGCGCGTCCGACCCACGCCAATCCGGTCCCCAGACCCCGGAACAATTGGAAGCCGCGCTGCATGTGCTTGCAGCGGCATGGGGCGCGAGCCCGGAGGAGCCGTAAATGACGTCGAATGTCGGTTCCCTGAAGGCGACCCTGTCGCTCGATTCCGCCGGCTTCTCGGCAGGCGCGCGCAAGGCAAAGGGCGATATCGCCGGGATCCGGAAGTCGATCGACGACACCTCGCGGGCGGCGGCCGGGGCCAATGCCAATCTGGTGTCGCAGTTCAACGATATCGGCGTCATGCTCGCGGCCGGGCAGAGCCCGCTCCAGCTGGCCCTGCAGCAAGGCACCCAGATCAGCCAGGTGCTGACCCAGATGGGTGGCGGCACCGGGGCGCTCCGCGCGCTTGGCTCGGCCTTTGTCGGCATGCTGAACCCGGTCTCGCTGGCCACCATCGGCGTGATCGGCTTCGGCGCCGCTGCCGTGCAATGGCTGATGCCGGCGCAGGAAGAGGCGGCCAAGACCAAGGATGCGTTCGAGGCGCTGAAGGATAGCATGTCGACCTATAACGACGCGCTGAGCCTGTCCTTGCTCTATACCGGCGATGCCGAGAAGAAATATGGCGAGGAGGCGCAGAAGGGCGCCGAGATCGCCCGACGGATCATGACCATCGAGGCCGAGAAGACGCGGTCCTCGATCTCGGCCATCCTGTCGAAATCCTATAGCGACATGGGCTTCGACGCTTTCGGTGACCGGGGCATCGCCGGCGTCGGCCGGATCGAATCCGCGAACCTTGCCGAGGCGGCGGGCAATCTCGGCTTCAAGTCGAGCTGGTCCGATGCGCTCTTCGGCTATGGCGGCATCAGCAGCGATAAGCTCGCCCTGGCCGAAGGTCTCGGCAATGCCATGCGTGAGATCTACCGCTATGCCGCGGAACCTATCCCGGAAGGCGGGCTCGACGACTATCTCGTCGGCCTGCGCCAGCGCCTCGACGATTACACCGCCCAACTCAACGCCCTGAAGGAGGCAGGGGCCGACGAGGGGGCGCTCAGCGGCATCAACGAGAAGATGGTGCCCCTGCAGCAGGCGCTTCTGGAAGGCGAGGCGAGGCGGGCCGAGATCCGGGCCGCCGAGGCCGCGAAGGCGGAAGAATTGCTCGCGACGCTGGAGAGCCAGCTCTACATGAACCAGCTGATCGCCGAGCATGGCAAGGAGTCAGTGGAAGTCCGGCAAGCCGAGCTGGACGCGGAGTTTGAGAAGCAGGCCGCGGCGATCGAGGCACTCAATATCACCGACGAGCAGAAGGACGCGCTCTATGACGCGCTGGCGGCTCTGCATGACAATGAGAGCCAGACCCTCGCCTGGGCCGATGCCATGGCGCAGGTCAATGCCGAGCTGCAGGGCGCCTATTCACTGATCGCGGCGATCGGCGGCGGCATGGTGATGAATGCCAAGGTCAATGCCGCCCAGGCCGTGCGCGATGCCGGTGGTTCTGCCATCGATGCGCGCCGCGCCGGCGAGCTGGCCGGGCGCAAGCAGGCCATCCTGAACGGCCGCGACACCTGGGGCTCGGAATATTTCGGGATGTCGGATGCCGAGCTGCAGGGCCATCTCGACCAGGTCGACATCGATGCCGCCCAGGAGGATGCCTGGCGCGGCCTGACCACCGAGGCCCGTGGCGGCAGCCGGTCGAAGAAGCGCAAGCGGTCCGGGGCAGGGCGGGAGCGGCAGAACGGGTATCAGCGCGCTTCGACCGAGATCGTCGGCAACACCGAGGCCTTCCTGCGCCAGGCCGAAGCTTTGGCCAGTCTCACGGCTGCCGGCGGCGACTGGGAACATGCCCTGGCCGTCATCGAGGAGGAGCAGAAGCTCCTCAACGCGGCGCAAAAGGCCGGCGTGGAGATCACCGAGAATGTCCGCAAGGACATCACCGAGATGGCCGAAGCCTATGTCGATGCCGAGGAAAAGCTCGAGGACATGCGCAATGCGGCCGACCGGGGCCGGGGCGCCATGGAGGGCCTCTTCGGCTCGATGCTGGACGGGGCCGACGCAGCGAAGGAGGCCATCATCAACCTCCTCGCGGAGATCGCCAAGGTGCAGTTCACCAAGGGAGCCATGGGATTGCTCGATCAGACCTCCTGGGGATCTTCGCTGATCTCGACGCTCGGTGGCCTGCTGTCCTTTGACGGCGGCGGCTATACCGGATCGGGCGCGCGGTCCGGCGGGTTGGATGGCAAGGGCGGGTTTCTTGCCATGATGCATCCGGATGAAACGGTCCTCGACCATGCCCGGGGTCAGGGCGGCAGCGGCGGTGGCGCCCGCGTCGAGGTGGTCCCGAGTCCCTATTTCGATGTCAGGGTCACCGAGATAGCGGACGCTTCCTCGGCCCGCATGGGTCAGGCGGTGAGCAACGGCGTGCCGGCCCAGATCAGGCAATATAACCGCAACCCGAACAAGGTCTGACCATGGCCCTCTCCGAGCCTTACCCGCTCGCCTTCCTGAATGACCGCCTGAAGCCCGTGTCCGACTGCATCCCCGAGCTTTTGCGGTTCGAGGAGCAGTCGGGCTCGGGGAACGGGCAGGCATGGACGGCGCAGCTCGCACCGCCCCTTTGGCAGTTCAGCCTGAGCCTTGGCCCTCGGAATTGGGAGCAGGCGCGCGAGATCAACGCCAAGATCTTCGCGCTCGGCACGATGAGGTCGTTCCTGTTCGCGGACGGGTCTTACAAGCCGGCCTCGGGCGATATTCCCGGCTCCGGCGTCACCATCGGTGCGATCGCGGCGGATCGTATTACCCTTTCCCTCGCGGGGCTGCCGGCGGGGTATCGCCTCACGGCGGGCGACCGGCTGCAGATCACGCATAGCGGCGGGCGGTATTATTTCGGCATGTTCGCCGAGAGCGGCACCGCCAATGGCTCGGGTGCTACCGGTCAGATCGCCGTCGAACCGGCGTTGCCCTTGCCAATCGCAGCCGGGGCCACGGCAAGCCTCGGCCGCCCGTTGATCCGCGCCCGCGTGCCGCAAGGCAATTTCGTGCCCTTCCGCGACGCGCCCGGTCGGCTCTCGACCGGTGCCTCGCTCACCCTGATCCAGAAGCTCTGACCCATGCGCTATTTCGATGCAGGCTTTACCGCCGCCATGCAGGCGGCGCGCGACACCGGCATTGCCCCGGTTTATTTCGCGTATTTCACCGGCCGCGATCGCGATACCGGCGCGGCTGTCGATATCGGCTTCTGGTCGGGTGCCTATGATCATACGATCAACGTCGCCCGCCCTGACGGCACCGGCACCGAATCCCGGCTCTATCTCGGCGGCTGCGGCTTGACCGTCTCGGAGCTGGGCTATGTCGCCGACCTGTCCGACCGCGCCGTCACCGTGGCGCTGTCCCAGATCGCCGATGCGGCGCAGGAGCTGGTGCGAGGCCTCGACCTGCGACTCGCGCCCTGCGAGATCCACGCCACGTCGATGACCGGCGGCGCCTTCGTCAGCGCGCCGCAGTTGCAATGGGTCGGTATCGTCGATGGTGCCCCGATCAGCACCCCGGCCGCCAATTCCGAGGGCGGGATCGCACTGTCGGTGCGCTCGGAAATCATGGCGATGCTGACCGCCAGCAACCCGGCAAAAAGCTCCGACGCGCATCAGAAGCGCCGGCATGCCGGGGATCGGTTCAGCGAATACGCCAGCACCATCAGTTCGAGGGACGTGCAATGGTATCACAAGGATCAGTGACCCGCCTGCCGGACTGGCGCGCGCGTTTCGCAGCCGAGATGGACCGCCAGCGCCGCGACCCCTTCGCATGGGGGCAGGCCGACTGCGCGCTTGGGCTGGCCGCTGGCGCCGTCAAGGCGCTGACGGGTGTCGATCCTGCCGGGCCGTGGCGCGGGCGCTACAGGACAGCAGGAGGCGCGCGCCGGGCGATCCACAAGGCGGGCTTCACCACGCTCGCCGATGCCGTCGCCTCGCTCCTGCCGGAGATCCCGCCGGCCTTTGCCGATGTGGGCGATATTGGTCTGGTCGTGGCCGAGGGGCCGCTCGGCCAGGCGCTTTGCGTCGTCGATACCGGCGGGCTGATCGTGCTGACTGAGGCCGGCCACGGTCGCCGCTCGCGCGAGGACATGTTGAGGGCCTTCAAGGTCGGGTAATCCGAGATGATCAGACTGATTTTGACCGCGGCAACCTTCGCGCTGGTCGCGGCCCCGGCCCATGCCGGTTTCGTCGCTGCTGCCGTTGCATGGGTTGGCAGCACGATCGCCGCGGGCGGTATTGCTGGCGCGCTGGTGCAGATGGCAATCGGGCTCGGGGCCAATATCCTCGCCACGATCGCCGGCAAGGCGCTGGCCGAGCGTCCCAAGATCGACGTGCAGTTCGACGTGCAATTCGGCGACGATACGCCGCTGTCCGTCGTGGCGGGCGATTACGTCACCGGCGGAAAGCGCAAATATATCGGCAGTTGGGGAAAGAATAATCGCTACATCACCGAAGTGGTCGAGGTGTCCTGCCTGCCGCAGCCCGGCCTGGCCGGCATGTGGGTCGACGACGAAGAGGGCGAGATACTCTGGGGCGAAATCGACGAGGACGGCACGGTCTATGGCATCGGCTATCCGCTGACCAATTACAGCGACGATGGCTATCGCATCTGGGTTCGCTGGCTCGACGGCACGCAGACGGTCGCCGATCCCCTGCTGGTGGCCCTGTTCGGCAGCGATCCCGACTATCCCTGGACCTCGGCCATGATCGGTCGAGGCAAGGCCTATGCCGTCGTCACCACCCGCTATGACGATGACACGCTGACCAGCTATCCCAGCTATCTGTTTCAGCCGCAACCCTTGCCGATGTATGACCCGAGGAAGGACAGCACGGTGGGCGGCTCGGGCGCGCATCGCTGGGGCCAGCGCGGGACCTATGAGGCCACCCGCAATCCGGCCATCATCGCCTACAACATCGCCCGCGGCATCTATTACGGTGACGAATGGATCTTCGGCGGCAAGAACCTGCCCGCGTGGCGCCTGCCGCGCGCGGAATGGATCGCCGCCGCCAATGCCTGCGACCGGGCGATCACGCTCGCCGCCGGCGGCTCCGAGCCGGCCTATCGCTGCGGGCTGCAGATCACCGTCGACATGCGCGCCGCCGATGTCCTCGAGGAAATCGGCCGGGCCGCGAATATGCGCTTTGCCGAGGTCGGCGGGATGCTGAAGCCGGTGGTCGATCTGCCGGGCGCGGCGGTGCTGGGCTTCACCGACGGTGACGTGAACCATTCCGCGCCGCAGGTCCATGACCCGTTCCAGAGCCTCGGTGACACCTATAACGCCATCACCGCGACCTATCCCGAACCGGGCGAGAAATGGGCCAGCAAGGACGCGCCCGAGTTCATCCACGCGGGCGCCAAGGCCGAGGATGGCGGGCGCTACCTGCCGATCTCGGTTGCCTATGGCGCGGTTCCGTATCGCCGCCAGGTGCAGCGGCTCATGCGCGCGCAGATGCAGGACTTCCGGCGCTTCCGCACCCATCAGATCGAAATGCCGCCGGAGGCCTATGGGCTGGAACCGCTCGACCTGGTGTCCTGGACCAGCGCGCGCAACGGCTACATCTCGAAACTGTTCACCGTCGAGTCCGTGGAAAAGACGCCGGGGATGAACGTGCGGATGAGCCTGCGCGAGGTCGATCCGAGCGACTACGATTGGGACAGCGATTATGAGTTTCCAACGACGATCGTAACCCCGCGGCCGGTTCGGCCTTGGGTGCAGGTCATCGACGGGTTCTCAGCCGAGGCCGTGAGCGTGCCGGACAGCGCGGGCCGCGCCCGTGGCGTGGCAATCCGGGCGTGGTGCAATGGCGATGAGGTCGGAATCTCCCGGATCCGGTTTCAGGTCCGCAAATCCGGCGACACCGATCCTTCGGTCGACGTCTACCGGCCATGGGGCGCGCCCTATTCGTGGTTGATCTCGGCCGTGACCCAGCGCACGACCTACCAGATCCGCGCGCGACTTTATTCCCGCCTGACCCCGAAAGGGCAATGGACGGGCTGGCTCACAGTCACGACTGGCGCGATATATGTCGGCGACGACGATTTTATCGGCGGCGTGACCGGGCTGTTTGAAAGCGCTGGCATGAAGCCGACGCGCGATATTGCCGACCGCTCGGTGCCCGGCAACTACGACGGGGAGTTGGCTTGGAGCCGGGCCGACAATGCGCTCTATTCATGGGACGCGACGGCGGGGGTTTGGGTCCATTTCATCGCCGAGAGCCTGCAGGGCGTGCTGGACGAGACGTGGTTCGCAGCCAGTATCCGCCTGCCAAAGATCGTCACGGGTGCCTTGCCGACGACCGGCAACCGCGTGGGCGATCTTGTCTATCGCACCAACGACGGCCTGCTCTACCGCTGGACAGGCGCGCTCTGGACTGCCGAGGTTTCGGCAACCCAGATCGTCGGGCAACTCATCGCCGGGCAGATCGCGGCTGGGGCGATCGGGACCGAACAGCTTGCGGCGCGATCGGTCGTCATGTCCAAGGTCGCGATCACCGATTTTGCGAACCTGGTCGGAGATGATCAGGTCCAGGACATTGCATCCTGGGGCAGCGACGCAACCGGCGCATGGGTCACGCTTAGCCTGAATTACGGCACAGTCACGCCGTCCGCCCAATGCCGGGGGGCCTTTCTCGTCACCCCGCGCAGCGGCGGGGCGGCAACCTCGATCGTCAGCCAATGGCAGCCGTGCCAGCCGGGTGAGGAAATCTTCGCCTCGGCGCGGGTGGCGGCCACCGGCACCCATTCCTCCCGTATCATCGTGCAATTCGCGGATATCGACAGCAATAGCGTCGGGACCTTCGGATCAAGCGTGAAAACCTCCGGGGGCTGGGAGCGGCTTACTGTGGCGGGGGCCGTGGCCCCTGCTGGCGCAGTCATGGTGCGACTGATCAACCGCGTCGATGTTGGCGGCTACACGCCGGCTGGCGGGCATGTGGTGTTCACCGCGCCCATTATGCGGCGCAAGGGTACGGGCGAGCTTATCGTCGACGGGACGATCCGGGGAACGCATATCGTCGCCCAAACGATCACGGGCGGCCTGCTGGCGACGACCGGGATCATCACCGGCTCGGCGCAGATCACAAATGGGGTGATCCAGCGCGCGCATATCGAGGACCTGGCCGTTAACTCGGCCAAGATCGCTGACCTGTCGGTCGGGACGCTCAAGATCGGAAACCGGGCCGTGACCCAGCAATGGGCCGCGTCATTCGCCAACATCAGCCAGCAAAACAACAACCGCGGGCTGAACTTCACGCTGACCGGCGACAGCAACCTGATCGTCGGCTTCACGGCCACTTTCGGCGCCGGGGTCAGCGGCAATATCGTCAGCGTCTCCCTGTCGCTGAATGGCGTGACACTTGGCGGCGGGCCGGGGCAATCCACGCCGAGAATGATTTCGGGAGTTTTCGCCGCAACGGGCCAGTCGGGGGCAAATAGCCTCTTGCTGTCATGGTCGCAAACCGCGTCGGCGCCGATCGACCTGTCTTCGCTCGACCTGCATCTGTTCGTATTCGAGGCGAAAAAGTGAAGTTCACCATCTACGACACCGAGAGCGGCCGGATCGAGGCCGTCCTCGATATTGGCATCGACCCCGAGACGGGCGCGGTAAGCACGGACCTCGACGCCAATATGAACGACGAGCAAGCCGCGATCTGGGGCGAGTTTTCGGCGGCGAGCCATTACGTCGCCGCGGGCTCGCCCATCCCCTTCCCGGTCAAACCTGGCGATTGGGCGGCTTGGGACTGGTCCAGCAAAAGCTGGACCGATCCGCGCGACGCGGCTTGGTATGCGTCCGAGAGCGAACGGCTGCTGGCGCTGCTGCGAGAAGAACGCGACGCCCGGCTCACTGCCTGCGACTGGTCGCAGCTTCCCGACGCGCCTCTCTCGGCCGAGGGGCTCGCCGCATGGCGGGCCTATCGCCAAGCTCTGCGCGATTTGCCCGAGAACACGGCCGATCCGGCAAGTCCGGTCTGGCCGACCCCACCCACCGCCTGACGCCCCGTTTCGCGCGGGGCTTTTCTTTTGCGAGGCAACCAAAGTGACCGTCCTCACCCACCGGCGCGGCTCGCGCCGTGTCTACTGCTTCCAGCCAGAGACCGACAACGGATCAGTCCCCGATCTGACCGACCTGACGGGCGAGCTCCGCGTCGCGGCCGGCGACCAGTGCATCGCGCTCCCGGGCGTGGCGGCCGAGGATGCGCTCGAGGTCGACTTGCAACCGCTGGACCTGCCCGCCGGCAGCTACACCGCCTCCGTCTATTTCGACTGGGGGCAGGGGCCCGAGTTCGAGGGCGATGTGATCATTGAAATTTCCGAGGGTTGCTGATGGCCGAGATCGTCAAAGTCAAAGTATTCCGCCGTGGTCCGCAGGGGGCGATCGATCCTGCCGACAGGCAGCGCTTCGATCGTGCCGTGGTGGTCTCGGAAACGATCGAGGAGCGTATCGGCGAGGCCACCAGCGCCGCGAGTGAGGCCGACCGCCGCGCCAGCGCTGCCGGGGAGGCCGCCGGCATTGCGCAGGGTGCCATGGCGGCAACGCAAGAATTGGCCGGACAGGTTTCCCAGAATGCCGGCGACGCCGAGCGCGCACGTGAAGCCGCGGCCGGGTCAGAGGCCTTGGCCGCCGATTACGCCGCTGCGGCCGCCCACGGCGCGGAGTTCTTCGATACCATCGCAGCCGGTCGTGCCGCCGTTGCGGATGGCGTGACCTTCGGTGTGCGGGCCGGCGGGGCCGATGCGCTGACACGGCCCACGATCTACCGTCGGGACAGCGCCACAGCGCAGTCGGTGATGGTCGAGCTGGCCAGCAACGCCGAGGTGGTGGCGCTCTCCGCACGCCTGGGGGCTTCGGGCAACAACTTCCTGCTGGTCGCCTATGACACGGACGGCCGGGCAATTGCCTATGTCGATGACAGCGCCGATTGGCACCTGACCCGCCTCGGGTCGAAATCTTTGCAGCAGCACATCATCGACGCCAATGCCCAGATCGCATTGGCCGGTCCGGCGATCGAGGGTGTCGGCATGACCGGCAATGCCACCCTTTGGCGGGTCATGACCGCCGACGGCCGATCGCCGATCGTGCTCGATGACTTCGGAAACCTCTACCTTGCCCAGCTCGGTGTGACGCCGCTGCAGCAGCATATCAAAACCGCGCAGCAAAGGCTTGTGGAGGCCGCCCCAGCGATCGAGAGCGTGAACCGGGTCGCGTCGCCGCACCTGGCGCGCATGACCACCGCCGAGGGCCATGTCTTCGGCCTGACGGACGAACTGGGAAACTGGTACATTCCCCGCCTCGGGCATGTCAGCGTCCAGGACCAGATCCTGCGCATGAAGGACAAGATGGCCCAGCTGCCCGGCAATGCGGTGACGCAGATGCTCAAGCGACGGCGGGTCTATGATGCCGTCCATGATTTCGCGGTGCCCAATGACGGGTTGACCGATGCCAGCGCCTCGATCCAGGGCGCGATCAACCTCCTGTCTTCGCAAGCCAACACCCTTGGCCCTTCGGTGCTGTATTTCCGCGAGGGCGCTTATCGGCTGGTGACGCGGCTGACGCCGCGCAGCAATGTCAGCATCGTCATGGCGGGCTGGGGCAAGGCCCGCTTCCTGCCGGTCGGCACGGAAAGTGCCTTTACCGGTTTCTACACCGCGGCCTCGCCCCTGTTCCGGGCCAATTTCATCGACGTCGAAATCGACGGGGAGCTGCATTCGCATACCGGCCCCAATGTCGGCACCAAGGGCATGTTCCTTCAGTCCTGGGCGGACTGCCAGTTTCTCAGGGTGAACATCCACGATACCTGGGCGACCGGCTTGGGCATCGACTATTCAGCCGGCGAAAGTGCCAATGGCGGCCCCGGGGGATCGTGGATCATCGACGGCCGGTTTGAAGGCTGCGGTCGCGGCTCTGAATTCAATGACCCGGGCAGCAGCGGGATCGGCATCGGCACTGGCAAATATGCCAAGGAGCCGCTGATCATTGCGCGGTCCATCTGTCGGAAGAACCGTAACTTCGGGGCATTCTTCGAAAGACAGCACACCGCGCAGGACATTCATGTCGCGCGGCAGATGATCGTCATGGAATGCATCTTGTCCGAGAACGGAGCGGGCTTTGCCGAAGCCGGCGCCGGAGGCACCATCGTTGTCGGCAACCAGGCCAATGACAACGTGCTGGACGGCTTTCTCAGCTACGGCGGCACCATCTCCAGTTCCTATGATGGGCCGCATCCCGGGCTTGAAACCACCTATGCCGAGAACGTGGCCACCGGAAACGGCCGCGATGGCATCAGGGCCGATTATACCCGGAACAAGGAAGCCATCCGAACCGGTTTCTATACCAACCACAACCAGGCGCATCGCAATGCCGGCGCCGGGATTCGTCTGATCGGTCATCCCACCTTCGAGATGACCGACTTCGCCCTCCGAAATGACGAGCTCAAGCTGAACGGCGAGGGTGGGATCGTGCTGTTCGGAGGATCGTTCCGCGCGCTCGACATCCTGCAGCCCCGGCTGCTCGACAACACCGGAACGGCTATCAAGATCGATGCCGCGCTGCGCGATAGTCGCATCTTCGCCGCGACCGCCCGCTCGACACTGGCGACAGCGCTGCAGACCACCGCCATCTCAGGTGCCGGGGCGCTGACCGACGTAGATATCAGCGAGTGCGTGCAGACCGGGCACGCCATCCCCAACACCCTGACCGGCCCGCAGACCCGTGTCACCTTTGGCCGCAATCCCGGCTTCAGCTTCTAAGAGGACCAGACCAATGGCTGTCATTCTCCGCTCCAACATGCCCTACCGTGGCAACATCGCTGACCTGCCGCCGCTCAACGCGCCGATGCCGGCTGATGCGTCCTTCTACTCGGACTTTCTGGCGGACCTGCACATCACCGTTGACTATCGCGGCGACGATCCGACGCGGATCTTCAACTTCGCCTCCATGCGCGATCGCTATGTCCGCAACGCCGACGGCGGATACAGTTTTGCCGCCGCAGGCTCGCCGGCCCGCGACGAATTCAACGCATCCAGTCAGAATCTCGGCCTGCTGCTGGAAGGCGCCAACAACCAGATGCTGGCACCGACGCAGCGCATGAACCTGGGACAGAGTGCCGTCACCGGCCTGACCGTCATCGCCGATGGCGGCACGCCTGCCAATGAATGGGACCGCTGGTACGCACTCTCCCCGTCGGGCGATGGCGAGCACAGCCTTGCCCTGGCGTCGGAGGCAGCGGTGGCGACGAACCACCGCCGCACTTTTGCCATCGAGCTGCGACCCGGCTCTACCGATCACCGCTATGTGCAACTCTCCTCCGGCACGCCGGGAGACGCCGACGACTATGCCAACTTCGACCTGCTGACCAAGACCGTGGTCCAGCAGGGCGCCGGCGCTGTCTTCGCGGGCGTGGTGCCGACCACCTTCGGCGCGATCTGCTATATCCAGTATGTCTCGGCCTATGCCGGCATCGAAGCGCCGACGGTCTCGATCATCGCCACTCCGTCGGCCGTAAAGCAGGCCGCCGCGCTTGCTTCCAATGTCGGTGGTATCCGGGCACGGCTGCCGCATTTCATCACGGCGACGGGCACGTTTACCCGGGTGCCCCCGCGCTCGCCGATGCCCTCGGCCGGCGCAGCGGTTCTGGGCGACCGGCTGAAGCTGGTCAGTCCTCCGGCAGATTTCACGTTCCTGGTCCGAGCGATCTGCCCGCCTTGGGCCAATGCCTTCACCCCGACGCTGGCGGCGATCGCCCAGGGCGACAGTCAGGTCAACGGCGTCTCGATCCGCACCACCGCAGGCAATCCCCTCGCGGTGGTGACGCGGACGTCGAACGCCGCCGCCGTCGCCCATAGCTTCAGCATCACCATCCAGCCCAATCAACCACTGGTCTTTGCCTTCGCCAAACAGGGCAACATCCTGCGTATCGCGTTGCCGACCGAGACCTATGAAGGGGAGCTTCCTCAACTGGCAAACGGCGAACCGTTCATTTTGTCCTCGCCCGTCAGCAGTGAAGGCTGGGATGGTCACCTGCAGCGCGTGATCGGTTGGTCGCACGGCAAGTCGCTGTCCGAGCTGCAGGCACTGCTTGCCGAGGGGATATGAAGGAAGTCAGGCGGGCGCTGTTCACGCCCGCCCTCCGTGACCGCAATCTGGTTGATGGAAGTGCTACCGGCCAAGGCGTGTGTGTGAGTAGGAACCCGGTCCTGACCGGTAGCAGCAACGAAAACCCAAAATGAGATGGCTTGTTCCGGGCCTCGATTAAGAAATTTCACCCGGCCTGATGTGGAGTAGGGAACCCAAGTCGCAGGCCGGGTGAAGAACTGTGGAGCAGTTCAACTCCCCCGATAGCTGACCGATCGCGCCGCCTCTGTGCGCTAGCGCACAATTGCCAGGTTCAACGGGATTTTTCTTAAAGTGCGACGACAGGAGAACGCAGCAGTGACGCAGACCATCGAGAGCAAGGGGCGACGGCTCGTCCCGACCCTTGGCTTTTTCCTCGACC